CAACAAGGATGTTGACATGTTCAACAAGCAGTTAATGTTTGAATATGTCCAGCAGAACGGCAAGAATCCTGGCCGTGCTAAGATGGATGCTATATTTGGTGAAGCACAGAAGCGTGCATTCTTCCTATCTATCCTACGTACAGTATCTGCAGCGACACTTCCCGTACAAGGACGTCTCGTAACCTCAGTTACTGGCTATGTTGACTTGCTTAACAAGTATGATGATAAGTTTGGAGACCAGGGTTCAGAGATGTTTGCCCAGGATTTCCCAGATGCTTGGATGTTCATGGATAGACTATCTGATTCGACATCAGGTGTTAATGCTGATGAGACTGCAGCAGCCCTCGTAAAGGGTAATATGGGAAGTGTAAGAAGCATCCTTGCGGGAATTGGCCAGGATAACCTGACTGTCCTTGGAGCAATCTTTAACGATGATGACTATGCATTCTCTAGCGCAGCACAGGCGTTTTTGCAGGATACAAAGATTCCTGGTGCTGGCAATAAGAAGTTCCGTGACGTTTCAGATGCGTTTGAGAATATGCGTTCATCTATTGTGTCAAAGGGTTGGAGAGATTACTTCACCCTTGAGCAGATTGTAAAGGACGAGTTCTCTAAGTCATCACCAGCGATTGACCCTAATGGTGGCTATGGACAGCAGATTCTAAAGCAGTTCAAGGCAGATTATGTAAACTCCCAAAAGGAGCAAAATAATCTTTGGTGGAACGAGTACAACCAGCAGTCATTTGGTGGTGCTGGAAGCCGCCAGGCTGATACAGTTACAGCATTGACTATAGCGTTGAACGATGATAAGTTGTGGAGCCAGTTGGCTAAGCAACCTAAGTACCATATGATTGCTGACTATCTAACATATCGTTACGAAGTAAAGGCATACCTTGACCAAATGGGTACAACAATTGACTCAAAAAAGGCAACATGGTTGAGAAATAAAGTCAATGCAACCGTTGGACGTATGCGTAGTGCAGATGTAAACTTCGATAAGTTCTACATGAGATATTTCGAAAACGATAAGTTCGACTTTGTTTACGAAGAACCAGGAGATTAAAGTGGCAGAAAAACCAAAGACATTTGCAGAGGCTGTTATTGCCACAAAACCTAAGTACAGCCCTCCTACTAATCAGGAGATAATTGATACTAAGGATATCCTTGCTAAATTTGAAGCAAGAACTGGTGTCAAACTATCAGTAAACGCTCAGTCAATCGCATCTGGCGATACACTATTTGATTCTTTGACAAGTGCACAGAAGACTGTCATTAACAATACAATGGCTAAACTGGGATATAAGTCACAGAATATTAAAGAACTTAAGTCAAACCTTGAGGCATACTATCCCGAACTTTACAATGCTGCCAAGTCCTTTGCTGACTTGAATGCTAAGTTACTTGCAGATTATCTACCAGGTTCAGGCACTGGAGATACTCCAGCACGCCCAACCCGTTCAATTACCATGATTGATAGGGCTCAGTTTGATGCAACTGCTACAGATATCTACCTCAAGAAGGCTGGATTCCGCCCTACTGCTGAGCAACTCAAAGCAGATTATGATGAGGTTGTTAAGATGAACACTGGTACTCTAACAGAGTACAAGAAAAAAGTTTACAACCCAAAGACAAAGAAGTACGAGAACCAACAGATAACAACACCTGGTCTAACTGATGACGCAATTGCTGCTAGGTTAGAAGAAAAGATTAAGAAGCAAAATCCTCAGGCTGTTGAAAACACAAGCCAGCAATCATTCTATAACTTTATATTGAATGCTGATTCTATGCGAGGTGGTAGATAATGGCAGGCGCATTTGACAGAGATACAGCCGTACCAAAGTCACCAGGTGCTGCATGGATTTATAATCCTGTAACCAAGACATGGGAGAAGCCACCTAAGCCAAGTGCAAACAAGGCTTATACTTGGGATGATGCAAAGGGATGGGTAGAAGAGACATCTAACACTGCTGGCCTATCTTCAATGACTGGCTTTGTATTTACGAAGGCTATGCTCGAGGATAGCAAGTATGGTGCTGAATTAAAGGCAGTATATGACCTATGGAATTCTGGTAAGGTTACAGATGCACTCAATGCATACTACAATACTCAGTGGTATAAGACTCTGGGTAAGACCGCATCTGACAGATATTCTCTTAAGAAGAATCAGCCTGCGGTATACGCTAGCGAACTAGATGCGTTTAAGATTACACAGAAGCAACGCTTGTCACGTGTCGGTGTTAAGATTGATGATGCAGAATTAGATGACTACCTACAGCAGGCATTCGATGGCGCATTTACTGATGGCCAACTAGATGCTGTTATTGTAAAGTCTGCGTCTTTTGGTGCAAAGTTTGGCGGGGACACTCTTGCCAAGATTCAGAACTTCCGTGAATATGCAAACGCATTTGGCATGTCCTACGATGAATCAAAGTATCGCCAATGGGGAATGAACCTATTCTCTGGGGATATTACTGACTCTGAGATTGAACAACAGATTCGTCAGGAATCAGCAAGTGCATTCCCTGCACTATCCGACCAAATTCTTAAGGGTACATCACTGGATGCCTTGGCGTCTGCGTACAAGAACACAATGGCTACATTGTTAGAGATTGATGCAGACTCAATTGGGTATAACGACCCAACACTTCGCAAGGCTCTACAGAATATTGGACCTGACGGCAAGCCAGCAGTCAAGCCATTATGGCAGTTTGAGAAAGATTTAAAGATGGATTCACGTTGGCAATATACCAACAACGCACGCAACTCTATTGACTCAATGTCACTTAAGGTTCTCCAGGATTGGGGTCTAGCATAATGGCACGCATTAATCCAAATTTAATGATGATTGATGGTGGTTATGAGGCACTTACTACTGTAATTGCTCAGGCTGTCGCAGCATCCCCCGTGGTTGTTGACACTCCAGCAAATGTAAAGCCATCTGCAGTAGAGGCATTGAAGGTTGCAGAACAAGTTGCAGCAGCAGTTGCACCAGTTATTGCACCAGATATTAGTGATTCAAAGTTGTCACAAATTGCAAAACAAACAACACAGGCTGTTGTAACAAACCCTGCCGTAATTGCTGCCCCTGCTGGTCAGACCGTAAATACAACAACACTTCAAGGAATTGTTGCTGCTTCTCAGTTTGGTTCATCTACTCCTTGGGCTCAGGCTGCTGCTAACTATACTCCTACTCCTGCAGTCGGTGCAACTTCTACAACTGAAACTCCTGCTGCAGAACCCACTGATATGATTGAAGGAATTCCCCTTCTTGACAGAGGTCAAGGTGGAGGAAGAGGTGGTTCGAATACAACTCCACCAACTGCAGAAGAATTAAAAGCAGCAGAACTTGCTTCAATACAAGCAGCACGTGAATTGGCTATGACTCCTTATGCTGAACTTTCTGCAGAAGAAAGAGCAGCAATGAGCCAAAAAGAAAAAATGGATTATATTCAGGCTGCACGTGAAGAGCAGGCTAGACTAGATGCCGAAGAACGTGCAATCAATGACCCAATGACTAATCCAAATGTTCGCCCTGATGCACAGCAAGCAGATGATAATTATATTTATTATTACAGATGGATTGGCGGTTCTACTACTGGCAGTTGGAAGCAGTATCGTGCTCCAAATACTTCAGAAAATCAAGCAAAATATGGTGCTAGTTCAGTTGGTGGAGATACTCAGTTTAGCGAAGAAGGCGTTACTGGTGCCAATACCCTTACTGTTCAACCAACTCCAGTAAAAGATTCGACAGGAAATATCACTGGATGGTCTGTTCCAGACACAACAGCAACAGGAACAACCACAACAACAGAAACTAACGTTATACCTACTAAAGTAGTTACAACGCCAATTACTCCTACTGCTACTACTGGAACAACAAGTACTACTGGAACAACAAGTACTACTGGAACAACAAGTACTACTGGAACAACAAGCGCTACAACAACTGACCCTAACGCTGCGCTTATTAAGCAGTTACAGGACCAGATTGCTACATTACAAAAGAGCGTAACAGATAAGACGACTGCAGACCAGACAACTGCGGCGGCGACACGTGCTTCAACAATTGCAGTATTGCAAGATAGATTTAAGAAATATGGTTTAACAAGCCTAGCATCTAAGATTGTAGAACTTGCACAAGATGGTGCAACTGAAGCAACTATTACATTGCAACTACAGGAAACTCCTGAGTACAAAATGCGCTTTGCAGCAAATGATGAGCGCATCAAGAAGGGCTTGTCCGTTCTTACTCCAGCAGAGTACCTCAATGTAGAAGATGGATACCGTCAGGTACTACGTGCCTATGGCTTAAAGCAGTTTGATACAGATGCATATGTAAAGCAATTCATCTCTAATGATATGTCGCCTACAGAATTGTCTAACCGTGTAGTAACAGCAGTCCAGCGTGTACAGAACGCTGACCCTGCAGTTCTATCACAACTTAAGAGTTACTACGGTATTGACTCATCAAGCCTGGTTGGGTATGTTCTTGACCCAGAACAACAGTTCCAGAAGATTCAGCGTCAGATATCTGCAGCAGAAATTGGTGTTGCAGGAGCACGACAAGGACTACAGCCAGGAGCAGCAGTTGCTGAACAACTTGCAGCACAAGGCATTACACAGGCTGAAGCACAAAAGGGTTATGCAACTATTGCAGATATCCTTCCAACTGCTGAGAAACTATCTTCTATCTATGGTGGAACCATGGCTGGATACGGTCAATCAGAAGGTGAGCAAGAAGTATTTAATCAACTTGCTTCAGCACAGCGTAAGCGTCAAGCATTATCTGCACGTGAAATTGCACAGTTTAGTGGAACTTCAGGTGTAAATAAGACAAGTCTGACAAGCGAGACAAAGGGTACATTCTAGAATCCTGTGTGGACCTATCGGCCCCGTGCAGCGTACAAGACCGAGAGTAGGAGCCAGCCCATTTCCCCGAATGGTTACTGTGGCCTGCGAACTAACAACGAATAGAAGGGTGGGTTGCTATGAGCAACAACTACTGGGACGAAGAAGACGATGACTTTGATACCGAAGTCACAGGCAATGAAACTGGAAGTGACTTACTTAAAAAGTTACGGAAAGCAAAGCGTGCTGACGAGAAGCGTATTAAAGAACTTACTGAGCAACTTGAGACACTATCCAAGGGGCAGCGTGAGCGAACCGTCAAAGAAGTCTTAGAAAAGAAAGGTGTAAATCCTAAGGCAACACGTTTAATTCTTAAGGACTTAGATGAAGTTAACGAGGAGTCAGTCAATAACTGGCTCGATGATAACGCAGACTTGTTCGGAATTGATGTGGCTAAGGAAGCACCCGCAGCGAGTGAGATGGACCGTGCAGCATTACGCCAGCAGGACGTCATCACACAGGGTGCGTTAACACCTGATAGAGCAGAAGATTTAAACTTAAGAATGGACCAGGCTGACAGCATGGAAGACTTCTTAAACATTCTTCGCTCACAACAATAATATCCGTTCATAGTCACTTGGAGGTGACAACTCATGGCTAATGCCTATACATCAACAGGTTCCTCTACTCTTGGAGGTACAGTTGGCGCAGCAGGTCTAGTACAAAAGGCGTATGACCGTCTACTAGAGTTCGCTCTCCGTTCAGAACCCCTAATTCGTTCTGTCGCAGATAAGCGTCCTGCTCGTCAAGCAATCCCAGGTTCAACTGTAGTTCTACAGAAGTACGTTGACCTTTCAGCAGCAACAACTGCTCTCACAGAAGACACTGACCCAGATGCAGTAGCACTGTCTACACCAACATCTGTAACCATTACTCTTGCAGAGTATGGTAACTCAGTACTCGTAACACGTGCGTTGGAACTATTCTCTCTAGCAGATGTAGACCCAGCAATCGCTAACATCATTGCTTTCAACCTAGCAGATTCTATTGACTCAGTCGCAATGACAACATTGCGCGGTGGTTCAAACGTAATCTACGCAGGTGCAACAGCAACATCAACAGCAACTGTTACAGCAGCCGCTACACTATCTTCAGCAAACATCCGCAAGGCTGTTGCTAAGTTGCGTGCAGGCAAGGCTAACGGACGCAAGGGCTCACTATACTGGGCTGGCCTACACCCAGAAGTTTCACACGACCTACGTGCTGAGACAGGTTCTGCAGGATGGCTACTTCCAAACCAGTACGGTTCATCACAGGACCGCATCTGGGCAGGCGAAATCGGAACATACGAAGGTGCATACTTCGTAGAGTCTCCACGTCTGTACAATGCAACAGACGGAGCAGCATCTGCTCGCGTTTACCGCACAATCATTGCTGGACAGCAAGCACTTGCTGAGGCAGTGGCAGAAGAGCCACACGTAGTAATCGGACCAGTAGTTGACAAGTTGATGCGTCACCGCCCAATGGGTTGGTACGGCGTACTAGGCTTTGCTCGCTACCGCGAAGAGGCACTATACCGAATCGAATCAGGTTCATCAATCGCTTAGTTGATTGACGGGTGGGGCTAGGGAAACCTAGCCTCATCAGTAAGTTCATTAAGGAGAACTATGACAAATTGGACATTCAAGACACCTACATCAGCCGAGGGCCCAGCAGGTGGACACCGTCTGTTCTACTTCTATAAACTTGACAAGGGAATTACAATAGTAAAGTCAGGTGGAGTATACTCACAAATACGCTACCCAGTAGATGAAGACCTATTAGATTACGATGCCGTCTATCGCGGCGGATACAACCACACAGTAGATGATGCCACTAAGGCTGAATTAATCGCTGGTGGCGTAGGGATAACTGAAGCAAATTTCACAGCACAGTAGGGGACAAATGGAACATCAGCATATAAGCAAAGTTCTTGAATGGGGCTTTACTGCTGAACATAACTTTGAAGCAACTTTATGGGGTTGCGTTCTCTGTGATGTTACTGCAGATAAACCATTCGAGTACGAAGATATATCTATCGACCATACAGCATGTGATGATGATTGTTTTGGTTGCAAGGCAAAAGGTTTACAACTTAATACAGGAGACGCAAAGCGAGATATTCCAGATAAGAAATGGAATGCTGAACTATCTGACTATAGAGAAGCAAGACGTCAGGGAATGCAGCCAGCAGGTACAACAAAAGCACACGTCGAAGCAGCATATACAGCGTCAGAAACATTAGGCAAAGCCTATGATGCAGATACAATGCCAAAAGCAAAAGATATAACCAAAGAATCCGTAGCGGTAATGAAAGAGATAGGACAAATATAATGCCAAAAGTTGGAATGAAGAAGTTCCCATACACACCTGCAGGTAAGAAGGCAGCAAAGGCCTATGCCGCTGGTGAGAAGATGGAATCAAAGGCTGAGAAGATGATGGAAATGAAGAAGGGCATGAAGAAGAAGGTTGCCATGAAGAAGATGGGCAAGAAGAAGTAGTCATGGCTCGAAACATGTCCTATCTAGAAAACCTCATGCGTGAGGCTAAGCAGACCGCAGGTCGCGTTAGCAACGCAGTCGACAAGAAGTTACAGTCTGACTATGAGGAAAAATATAATCGCCGAATTGGAAACAATATTGGCTCATCAAATGTTCGTGAGCAAGTTGGACAACTTGTTGGAGCACTTGTACAAGGTCGTCGCTATGATGACAATACTGGCAAGCAAGTTACAGCCATGGAGCGCAAGGTTGGACGACCTGCACCAGTAGAACGCAAAGTTGGAAAAACTAAAGCAAAGGTTACAAGGAACAAATGACAGACCCTAGACTAAAGCGAGCAGGAGTATCAGGCTTTAACAAGCCTAAGCGTACACCAAATCATCCAAAGAAGTCACATATAGTTGTGGCTAAAGAAGGCGATAAGGTCAAAACTATTCGCTTTGGTCAGCAGGGTGTCGTTGGAGATAGACAGCCTACAAAGCGTCAAGCATCATTCAAAGCACGACATGCAAAGAATATTGCTAAGGGTAAGATGTCAGCAGCATACTGGGCGGATAAAGTCAAATGGTAAAGAAGAAGACCAAGTCTAAAGTGAACGCTGCTGGTAACTATACTAAGCCAGAAATGAGAGCAGCATTATTCAAGAAGATTAAAGCAGGTTCTAAGGGTGGAGACCCTGGTGAATGGTCTGCTCGCAAGGCTCAGTTATTGGCAGTTCAATATAAGAAAGCAGGCGGAGGTTACAAGTAATGGCTCTTGCTAAATCACAGAAGTCTTTAAAAAATTGGACAAAGCAAGAGTGGACAACCTCTGATGGCAAACCGTCTAAGGGTAAGAAAAGATATCTACCTAAAGCAGCATGGGCTTCACTGAGTTCAGCCGAAAAGGCTGCAACTAACAAGGCTAAGGCTGAGGGTAACGCAAAAGGTAAGCAGTTTGTAAAACAACCTAAGTCAATTGCAAAGAAGACTGCAAAGCACAGATAACAAAGTAGGGGACAATGAAACAAGAAACAGTATCAGTCGCTTGGTGCGACAACGGTAACGTTGATGGCAAGTTTATGCAAGGCGTCGTAGATGTCATGCTAAAGTCTGGTGTCAAGTTTGAGACATCACTGCGAAGCCAAGGCAATCAGATTGCTAGACAACGTGAGAAGGTAATCTCATATTGGTATGAGAACAATAAGTCTGATTGGCTACTGTGGGTAGACTCAGATGTTGTTATCAGTGTTGATAAGTTTAAGTTACTATGGGACAACAAGGATGCTGAGAAGCATCCGATTGTAACTGGTGTGTACTTCACAACAGATACACCTGAAGACCCGCTTATGATTCCTATGCCTACAGTATATGAGTTTGCGGAAGCAGATGGAGTGATTGGCATTCAGCGAATGCACCCTCTACCTGAAAATAAGTTTATCAAGGTTGGTGCAGCAGGCATGGGATTTGTTCTCATGCATCGCAACGCAGTAACCAAGATTTTAGAAGAAGTTCCTGGTGTACCACTCTTTACTGAGGTTGGTGTCAACAAGTCGTTTATGGGTGAAGATATCTACTTCTTTGCACTATGCGACAAGGCTGAGGTACCAGTATGGTGCCACACAGGGGCAACAGTTCCTCATATGAAGCGGTTCTCATTTGACGAACATTACTACAAAGCATTCTTTGGTGGAGTTAAAGAGGAAAAGAAA